CGTTGATTTGGCCGTTGACGTTAAGGGCGCTCCTGCGCCCTCTCGGAGTTCTGTCAATAACTGTACGGGAAGCGAAAGCGATCCACCGATACTGGATTTAACAAAACCACTGAGTCGGCGCGAAAGACGAGAGCTGACCAACCGACTCAGGAAGCAAAAGCCAGCAATAAGGCGAAAATTCATCCACGGAACGGATGAGCAAAACGCAGCTATAGCTAAAACTATCGACGAGATACAACTGACAACCGGCATCACAATCAGCCGGGGTGAAGCCCTGCATCTGATGGCCGGTGGCAAAAGTTGTTTTGATGGCAAATGGTTACGCGGAACGGCCAAAGGAGAAATATTTTCCGCAGCGCCATCGCATGAGGCTAAAGCTAGGGAAATCCTTAATCGTGTTGCGGCTTTAGCTGAAATGGCAACGAAAATGTAACCGCTAATATTCATCCATATCATGTACATACAGCGTATTTAACTGTGATTTTTTTCTTCACACCGTTTGTCGAGACGTGCTACTGTATGTTTATACAGTATCTCGTAGTGGAGGTTGTGTGGATAGAGAGTTGAGAGAGCACGTCATGATTGAGCGTGTCGAAATGATTGCGCGTCTGACGACTGAGGGTACTTGTCAGGAGCGAGACCGAGAAATTGCCTTAAATTTGATTGCGGAAATAGCAAAAGGCAACCTAATGAAAAACAATAATTTTTCCGTTGTTTTTTCCGCTCCGCCTGTCGATGAGACTTTTGCAAAGGAGAGCAAGGTGAAGGTAAATATCACGTTAGATAAAGACCAAAAAATAGGACAGCCGATAATTGATGCTTTTCAATGCGAATTGACCAGGCGAATACAGTCTGTTTTTCCGTCAACGCGCGTTACTGTTAAAAAGGGATCCATGACCGGTGTCGAGTTGATGGGGTTCGATAAAGATTCAGACCGCGAAGCGCTGGATAGCATCCTTCAGGAAGTGTGGGAAGATGAGAGCTGGCGTTAATCCCTGAAAAATGTGCAACCCTCGACCCCATGTTTGATAGCATGGGGTTGTTTTGTATGGGGATTACACACAAAGGAAAATCATGGATACCTTAATAGCATTTTTATCTCTGGCTCTCTTTATTGCTTTTATCGTGGGGTTAATCAAGCCGTCGCTGGTTCGAATGCCGAGCCGTAAGCGCTCCAGTGCGGTTTATCTCGGTGGCTGTTTGGCGCTGGGCGTTATTGGCTCAATCTTATGGCCGACTGAAAAAAGTCAGCCAGTGGCTAAAACTGACGCACCGGCGGTTAAAGCGGAACCGGCAACGCCAACGTTTGAGTACGCAGACAAAACACTCAAAGAATATCGCAACGAGCCAAAACAAACCCGGCACGATATCGTTAAAGATTATGTGGGCTTCAAAGGTATACCGGCCAGCTCTGCTGATGCCTTTTATGCCTGTATGAGCGAGTACACTTTTACTAAAGATGATGCGTTAAAGCTCGGTGATGTGTTGGGGTGGTGTTTCAACGACTTCGAGAAGGATCCACAATCTCTGAATGATAAAATCAACCTTGACGCATTTCAGGGTAATTTTAGCGGTTGGGATGGCTCTTATCGCCCGTTAGAGAAGCTGATAAAAGCCAGCATGAATGATGATTCCTCTTATAAACATGTTTCAACGGTCTACCATCTGATTTTGAATAAAGACCCGCATGCCGTTGTAAAAACAACGTTTCGCGGCACTAATGCTTATGGTGGTGTGGTTAAGCAGACCGTAGCGGCACGCGTCAACGTGCGAACAGGTGAAGTCGATTCGATACTCGACAATTAAACAATATAGTGACAAACGCCGCTGGTGCTGAAACTCGCTTTCAGTGCTGGCGGGGTTGAACAACGAGCCTTGCGAGGCGTTAGCCAAGACATAGACAAAGTAGAATGTCTTTGGAGTCAGAAATTGCAAGTGTCGGTAATGTCTCTCAAAGTCATGCTGAGGTGTTATGAAGATTTATCTTGACCACAATATATTGGACGAAATAAGCAAGAATCGAATGACCTTAGAGGCTCCAGACGATACGGTATGGGTTTATTCGGATGAGAGCTTTAATGAAATCAAACGTGCTAAAAATATGCGTTTTTTAGATGTATTAAAAAACCTTAAGGCAAGAAAATTAGAACTCGAATTAGACAATCAATTTAGACTCACCGGGCGTGCATTTCTTCATGATTATTGTGAGCCAAAAGATATGTATCAGCAGTGGCTTGATAACATCAGTGAAATCAATGTTGATGAGCTCATGCAATCACAAATGCAGTTCTTGGCGCGGCTAGCTGGCGCAGATAATCACAATGAAATCCTTCATCAGCCTCATAAATTAAAAGAATTCCTTTATGCTCATTTGTCGCCAGATGGCAGTGCTACCAAAGATATAGAGCTTCAGATAGAGAGAGCAGTTGCGGGTATTGAGTCAGTTGTTTGCGGTAAATTGCAGGAAGTTGAAAGTTTGGAGGCGTCCCGCACGGCAATTGGTACCGGCAGGGGCAGAGCTAGCAACCTTTCAATTAAGGATAATCCCCTTCTGCTAATGTGGGAAATGTTGCGTGTTAATTATAAGGGAATGACTATTGAACAATTCTATGGGTTTGAACCATTAGACAAACAGGGATATGAGCGTTGGCCTTTATATTTGGGCGTCGTAGGTTGCCATACTGTTCTAAATTTTCTAGGTTTTCATCCTGACAAGGGACTCAATCGCATTGAAAAAATCCCCGCCATTTTAAGTGATGCGAACCACACGGCCATGGCAATTTACTGTGATGCTATTTTGAGTAAAGACCAAAGGTTTTGTGCCAAAGCACGTGCGATTTTTGCGTTTTTGGATTTGGATATTATGGTTATTGAAGCCACACCAAATGATAAAGCACTCAGTAATTAGCGTGCTGAAAATACGATTGTGAGCAATGCATGCATCAGGTGCATTGTTTTGCATGCGTAAACCGCGCCAGCTTTGAGCGTGTACCACCAGAGCTGGCGCGGATCCGTCGTGGTCATGCAACTGCATTAAAACCGACTCATAAAGCGGGCAGGCGTGGCGGGGAAAGCATTGCGCGCCAGAGGTGGTGCGTAATAATACAAATTATCGTCTGAGCGCGTCGTGATGGCGCGGTCGTGGTCGCTGCCGGCTCGTTGGTGGTCGGGTGTGGTGGGGCGCGTGTGGCGCATCTGAGGCGTGATGGTGGCGGGGTATGAAAAGCCGCCATGCTGGCGGCTTGAGGGGGATTATTCCGGGTTGTCGAGGGTGTACTCTTTGAACCTGATGACCTCCATGCCGAGCCAGTCGTTTACCTCTCTGAACCTGTCCTGCAGGGGCGACAGCTCGTTTCGTACGAATACCTTTGCCACCTTCTCAACGTCACCGAGTGAGCCGATATTCTCGGGCTTACCGCCCATGAGCTGGAACGGTACGCGGTGCGCGTCCATAAGGTCGGCGGCGCTGGCTTTCTTAATGTTGAAAAAGTCATCCTTTGTGGCGACCTCGCTCAGTGGCACGATTTTTATGCCGTCCGGTTTTCCGCCGGGGGCATAGAAAAACAGGTTCTTAAAGTTGCCGAGCCCTTTCGAGTTGCGCATCGCCTCGCGCAGCGATTCGACGTCGGTCGCGCTTTGCGCCGGGTCGGTCACATACATGATGTAACCCGCGTGCGCGCCATTCTGATAATACTTGCGGCGGAACAGCGTCGCGGATTCATTCAGCCAGGCGGAATTAAGCGCGCTGAGATATTCGGGCAGGCCGTAAATTTCCTGATTAATATCGGGCTCCAGCAGGTGAAACACGGTATCAGGCGCGAACTCGTGCGGTAGAGTGAAGTTTTCCACAAACCAGAAAATCGAATCGTCGACCCCGCGTCGGGTGTATTTGGCCGGTGAGGCCAGCAGCTTGATTAACTGGCCTGTGACGCTGTGGCGCTGCTCAAGAAAGGCGTTGCCGAATACCAGATAGTCGAGCGCAAAACGGCTGAAATCCTGACGGGACAGCAGCGGGTGCGGAATGTAGGTGCTAGCGAGCACGTTGCGTTTAACGTAAATCGGTGAGCTGTGATGCACGGCAGAGCGCAGGCTCTTTGCCAGCCCGGAGAAGCTGACCGGCGGCTCGTACCATTTGCCGTTACTGATGCACTCGACGTAATCCAGAATATCGCGCTTATCGAGCACTGGCACCGGCTCGCCGAAGGTAAAAGCTGTTGTTTTTGGCGGTGCGCTGGCGGTCAGTTGTTGTGGCTTGCTGGCCTTCTGCGCAGCGGCTTTTCGGGATTTTTGCTTACCCATTAGTTGAACTCCAGAATAGATTTAGGCTGCATGCCGCTACCGGCAGAAAGCGGTTCGTTTAACAGGGCGTGCATGGTCGCCCATGCGATATCGGCGTGACTGGCTTCCTCGGTGCGGCTGGCCTCGTAGGTCGCGCTGCGCCCGCTGCTGGTCATGGTTTTGCGGATGGACATAAAAGACTGCGTGACGTCGGTTGCCCCGGCGTCGTACTCCAGACAGCCGCGGCGAATGGTGTCTTTCGCCTTGAGCACCATTGCGGTTTTCATTTCCGGCGTGTAACGGATGCCGCGTGCCGCCGGGTAGAATGAGCGCACCAATTGGAACACACCGAGACCGAGGCCGGTTGCGTCAATGCCGATGTATTCGACGTTGTATTTCTCGGTAAGCCCACGGATGCCCTCTGCCTGAGCAGCAAAGTCCATGCCTTTCCACTGGTGGCGCTCCAGCATGCGGAACTTGCCACCCGAGACCACCGGCGGCGCGAGCACGACACACCCGGCGCTGTCGCCGGTGTGTGACGGGTCGTAGCCAATCCAGACAGGGCGTGAGCCGAACGGATGGTCGGCGAACGGGGCAAAGTCCTCCCATTCTTCCATCACGTCGACCATGCAGCGCTGCAGCTCCTCGAACGGGAATACCGACGCTTTATCGTCGACAAACTCGCACATAAACAGGTTTTTAAAGTCCTCATCACTGTTTTCGCGTTTGAGCTGGTCGAGGTCGAACAGGGTGCAACCACCGGCAAGGGCATCCTCAATGGTGACAATCTGCCGCCACTGGCCATCGTCGCAGAGCTGGCCACCGGCGAGCGCGCTGTGACTGATGTCGATTTCGATGCGGTCGGCAATCCGGCTGCGCCCCTTGTTGAACAGCTCGCCAGACCAGAAGGGGTAAGCGCCGTGCGCCAGCGTGGAAGGTGTCGAAAAGTAGGTTGAGCGCAGGTGCTTCTGCGAGGCCATGCCCGACGCGACTTTGCGCAGCTTCTGAAAATTCGGGATCCAGAATATTTCATCGACATACAGGTCGCCGTTATGGCTCTGCGCGGTATTGGAGTTGGTACCGAGAAAAATCAGCTTTGCGCCGTTGTTGCCGATGACAATCGGGTCGCCGGTCAGGTCGACGTCGACCAGCCGCGCAAACTGGATAATGTACTCGCGGAACACGTAAGCCTGCGTTTTACTGGCCGACAGAAATATCTGGTTATGGCCGGTCTTAAGCGCGCGCAGCAGCGCCTCGCGGGAGAAATAGAACGTCGCACCAATCTGGCGGGATTTGAGAATGTCGCGAATACGGTGCGCCAGTCCTGCGCGGTACCACTGCAACTGGTACTCGAAAGACTGGTCGAAAAATAACTCCTCCAGTTTTTCGATAGCCTCGTCGCTGAAAAAGTTCTTTTTCGGCTTCTTACGCTCGCCCCTGTTACGGTTGGCGACATTGGGGTTAAGGTCGACCTCGTTGCCGGTCTGGCTGTAGCGGTTAACGCGCGCCAGTCGCTCAATCTGCCGCCCGAGCAGGTCAATCTCTTTGAAGTCGCCTCCTGACTTTTGCGGCTTGGCGATGAGCTGAATCAGGCGCGCCTCAAGGCTGCTTTCGACGCGGGAAATCGGTGCGATTCCGTCCCATCCGTCGCGCTGCTTCCAGCTCTGCACAGTCGGGCGCTTGACCTGCAGTATTTCGGCAATCTGTGGCACGGAAAACCCCTGCCAGTAAAGCAGCGATGCCTGCCGTCGCGGGTCATGCAACAAGGTTGTATCGGTGGAAATGGTCATTGATGCCTCGCCGTAGTGGATTCAGGGCAAGGCTACTTAATGGCCGTCAGTGATTCGCTAAGGTGCTGTTGTGTGGGCTGTTATCCAGTCGTCATTGGTGGTCTGGCGTGTCCTGAGTCTGGAAACTGGCGGTGACCAGTAACCCCAACCTCAGGACTCCTGACAATGGCAAAAAAAGTCTCAAAGTTCTTTCGCATCGGCGTCGAGGGTGATACCTGCGACGGGCGCATTATCAGCGCCAGCGATATTCAGGAAATGGCCGAAACCTACGACCCGCGCGTCTACGGTTGCCGTATCAACCTTGAACACCTGCGCGGCCTGCTGCCCGATGGCGTCTTCAAACGTTATGGCGATGTGGTCGAACTGAAAGCCGAGAAGATTGACGACGATTCTGCGCTTAACGGCAAATGGGCGTTGTTCGCTAAAATCACCCCGACCGATGACCTTATCGCGATGAATAAAGCCGCGCAGAAGGTCTACACCTCAATGGAAATTCAGCCGAATTTTGCCAACACGGGCAAATGCTACCTCGTCGGCCTTGCGGTCACCGATGACCCGGCGAGCCTCGGCACTGAATACCTCGAATTCTGCCGCAACGCGAAGCACAACCCCCTGCAGCGCTTTAAGGCCAACCCTGAAAACGTCTTTTCCGCCGCCACGCTGGCCGAGCTGGAATTTGAAGACGTTCCCGATACAGTGCTCAACAGCCTGGCCGATAAGGTGAAAGCCATTTTCAGCCGTAAGCAGGTCAGCGACGACGCGCGCCTGAATGATGTGCATGAGGCGGTGACCACCGTCAGCGAACATGTGCAGACCAACCTGACCAAACAGGACGAGCGCCTTTCCGCTATGGAAACCGCGTTTGCCACTTTCAAACAGGAGCTGACCGGCAAGGTTGAAGAAACCAGCCAGGCATTTTCCGCCCTGAAAACCACCCTCGACAAAACCGAAAGTTTCAGCCAGCCGCGACGCACAAAAGCCAGCGGCGGTGGCGGCGATGAGCTGCTGACCGACTGCTGATAAAACGCAGACCGAAACCGGGCGGCAACCCCGCCCGATGCTGTAAATAACTGATTAATTCAAACAGGAAATATTATGCGTCAGGAAACCCGTTTTAAGTTCAATGCCTATCTGACCCAGCTCGCCAAACTGAACGGCATCAGCGTTGATGACGTCAGCAAAAAATTCACCGTCGAGCCGTCCGTCACGCAAACGCTGATGAACACCGTACAGGCGTCATCCGCATTTTTGCAGATGATTAACATTCTGCCGGTCGCAGAAATGAAGGGCGAGAAAATCGGCGTCGGTGTGACCGGCACCATCGCCAGCACGACCGACACCTCGGGCGACAAAGAGCGCCAGACCGCTGATTTCACTGCGCTTGAGTCCAACAAGTACGAGTGCAATCAGATTAACTTTGACTTCCACCTGACCTATAAACGCCTCGACCTGTGGGCGCGTTTTCAGGACTTCCAGCGCCGCATCCGCGACGCCATTGTCCAGCGTCAGGCACTGGATTTCATCATGGCCGGGTTCAACGGTACCACCCGCGCTGATACCTCAGACCGCAGCAAAAACCCGATGCTGCAGGATGTGGCCGTCGGCTGGCTGCAGAAGTACCGCAACGAAGCCCCGGCGCGCGTGATGAGCAAAATCACCGCTGAGGACGGTACCGTTATTTCTGACGTGATTCGCGTTGGCAAAAACGGCGACTATGAGAACCTCGACGCGCTGGTGATGGACGGTACCAACACCCTGATTGACGAGATTTATCAGGATGACCCGAAACTCGTTGCCATCGTTGGCCGTAAGCTGCTGGCCGACAAATATTTCCCTCTGGTCAACAAACAGCAGGAAAACACCGAGTCGCTCGCGGCGGATATCATCATCAGCCAGAAGCGAATCGGCAACCTGCCAGCCGTGCGCGTGCCGTACTTCCCGGCGAATGCGGTATTCGTGACCACGCTGGAAAATCTCTCTATTTACTTCATGGATGAGAGCCACCGCCGCAGCATTGATGAGAATCCGAAAAAAGACCGCGTGGAAAACTATGAGTCGATGAACATCGACTATGTGGTCGAGGCGTATGCTGCCGGATGCTTGCTGGAAAACATCACCCTGGGCGATTTCACCGCACCTGCAGCACCGGAAAGCGGAGAGTAAGACCATGACGAGCCCCGCACAGCGTCACATGATGCGGGTCTCGGCCTCTCAAGCCGCGCAGCGGGAACAAGCCCCGCTGCGCCATGCAACCGCCTACGAGCAGATGCTGGTAAAGCTGGCCGATGACCGCCGCACGTTAAAAACCATCCGTTCAAACGAACTGAAAGCCGCGAAAAAGCGCGAGCTGCTGCCGTTCTATGCGCCGTGGGTGGCCGGTGTGCTTGCTGATGGCCGTGGCGCGCAGGATGACATTGTCATGACCGTCATGCTGTGGCGTCTCGATGCCGGTGATATCGCTGGCGCGCTGGAAATTGCGCCTTACGCGCTGAAATACGGCCTCACCTCTGACCACCGCCGCACCACGCCTTACATGCTGGTTGAGGAGGTAGCGCTTGCCGCGCTGCGCCTGCGCGATGCCGGTGAGCCTGTCGACCTCGCATTACTGCTGACCACCCTCAGCCTGACCGACGGCGCTGACGTTCCCGATATGGTGCGCGCCCGTCTGCATAAGGTGACTGGCCTGACCCTGCGCGATGCCGGTCAGGACGCCGAAGCGCTGGCGCAGTTTCAGCGCGCAATGCAGCTCGACCGCAATGCCGGTGTGCGCAAAGAGATTGAGCGACTGGAGCGCGCATTGAAGCCAAAGCCAGAGGCAGCCCCCCGTAAAGCGACTAAACCGCGCACGCGCACACCTGCCACCAAACCGGCGGCAAAGCGCGGGCGTCCACCAAAGGCGGTAAAAACCGCCGGTTAACTGAACGCTCCCCGAGCCGGGCGGCACGCCGGTCAAAGCGGGTTTTGACCCTGACGGCGACCGGCGTCCACCGCCCAACCTAATGAGGTTGTCATGACGACAGTAATACTGAATCAGCCCGACGAACCGCAGGACGTACCGGGCGTGGTGATTCCCGCACCGGAGACGGGCGACGCAGTGATTAAAAACACGTTCTTTTTCCCTGATGTGGATCCGAAGCGGGTGCGCGAGCTGATGCGCCTTGAGCAGACGGTTTCCGATGCGCGCCTGCGCAATGCCATCAAAACCGGCATGGCGGAAACCAATGCGGAGCTTTACGACTACCGGCTGCGCCAGATTGCCGCCGGGTTTAAAACACTGGCCGACGTGCCTGACGCCGAGGAAATCGACGGCGAGAATGTGCGCGTTTTCCACTACCTCAGTGCCGTGACGGCAATGGCGACCGCCACCCTGTATGAGCGTTATCGCGGGGTTGAGGCCACCGGCAAGGGTGACAAAAAAGCCGACAGCGTCGAAACCACCATTGATGACCTGTGGCGGGATATGCGCTGGTCTGTATCGCGCCTGCAGGATAAGCCGCGCTGCATCGTGGGTCAGCTCTGATGAAAGTCTACGCGATGCAGGGCGATACCCTCGACGCGCTTTGCGCCCGGTATTACGGGCGCACTGAGGGTGTGGTCGAGACGGTGCTGCAGGCTAATCCAGGTCTGTCTGAGCTGGGCGTCATTCTGCCGCATGGCACGGCGATTGACCTGCCCGACGTTGAAACCTCACCCACGGCGGAGACCCTGAACCTATGGGACTGACTATGGAAAAAATCACCACGTTTATCGCCTACTGGCTGGCCGTGGGTCTGGCGTATTTCGGGGCAATGTCGCCCGAAAAGCTGGCGCTGTATGTGGGTAGTCTGTGCGCCATTTTTACGGCGGCGGTGAATTTCTGGTACCGGCGCAAAACCTTTCGTTACCTGACCGAAATGGGAATCGACAAAGGGGTGACCCGTGAGCTCAATCGTTAAACGTTGCAGTGTGGCCGCAGTGCTGGCGCTGGCGGCACTGATGCCTGATTTTCGTCTGCTGAATACCTCGCCTGACGGTCTGGCATTGATTGCCGACCTCGAAGGGTGTCGCCTGACACCTTACCAGTGCAGCGCGGGCGTGTGGACGTCAGGCATCGGCCACACTGCCGGGGTGGTACCGAAAAGCGATATCACCGAGCGAAAAGCGGCGGCAAATCTGGTCGCCGACGTGCTGAATACCGAGCGCCGTCTCGCGGTCTGCGTGCCGGTCACCATGCCGCAGCCGGTTTACGACGCGCTGGTCAGTTTCTCTTTTAACGTCGGCACCGGCGCGGCCTGTCGCTCGACGCTGGTCTCTTACATCAAGCGTCATCAGTGGTGGCAGGCATGCGACCAGCTTACCCGCTGGGTGTACGTAAATGGCACTAAAAACAAAGGGCTGGAGAACCGCCGCGCGCGGGAGCTGGCGTATTGCATGAAAGGAGTAACCCAATGAAAAAATATTTACGTTCCCTGATGTTCGATGCCCTGCTGGCACTGGTGCTGCTTTGGGGGCTGGCATCGCCGCAAAGCGCTGCCGTTAATTTTGTGGCCGCATGGGCGCTGTTTGGCAGTTTTGTCTGCATTACGGCGAGCCTCGCCGGGGTGGTCGCCTATGAGCACTGGCTGCGAAATACCGGCAAAAGTATTCCCGTCAATCCAGACCTGATGAGGGTATTCCGCGCCGTCTTTTGCCGTAAGCCCTCTCAGGGGCGTCGGGCATGGTCTCTCATTATTTTCTCTGTTACCACGGGCTGTCTGCTTGGGGCTGGCTGGATCCTTACGGCTTTGATTTACCTGATTTGCGTGCTGACCTTTAAGGCCGTTCGCAAGTCTTACCGCCAGCGTATTGAGGGGGCTGGTCTGTGTCCAGAGTCATTGTGATGTTTCTGGCCTCTGCGCTGGTGCTGGCTGTGCTCGGGTTGCTGTGGTTGCGGCATGAGAACGGCAATTTATCCCGCTCCTTTAAGACGGCAAACCGCGTCGCGAGCGAACAAAAGACGACGATTGGCATGCTGAAAAATCAGCTTAGTGTTGCCGGTACGCTCGCCAGACGTAATGAATCCGCGCAGGTGGAACTGCGCGAAAAGCTCGCAAAGGCCAGCGAGGAAGCCAGCCGCCGAGAGCAGACGATAACGAGGTTACTTAATGAAAATGAAGCCTTTCGCCGCTGGTATAACACTGCTCTGCCTGACGTTGTGCGTCGGCTGCACATCCGCCCCGCCTGCGCCAGCGCCGGTGATTGTAGTCAGCGGATGCCCGAGGGTGAGCCTTTGCCCGATGCCGGGAAGTGACCCGAAAATTAATGGCGACCTGAGCGCAGATATCCGCCGCCTTGAGGGTGCGCTGACAGCCTGCGCGCTGCAGGTCAAAACCGTCAAACACTGTCAGGATGAACTCGATGCAGAAGCACAAAAGCCTGCGCAAAGCTCTGATTAACGCCGTGCCGCAGCTCCGAAATAACCCCGATATGCTGCGCCTTTTTGCCGACAACGGGCACACCGATTCCAGACTGGCGAGTTCGCTGTCGTTTGAAAAGGTGTACGTGCTTAACGTGGTGGTGACTGACTTCACCGGCGACCTCGATTTGATATTCGTGCCGGTGCAGGCGTGGCTGCGTGAACATCAGCCGGACATTATGACCACTGACGACGGGCGGGAAAAAGGATTCACCTGGATTATTGATATCAATAATGACGATTCTCTCGATATCAGTATCAGCCTGAGGCTCACCGAGCGCACGCTAGTCAAAGAGGTCGACGGCGCGCTGCATGTCAGCTATGCCCCTGAGCCGCCGCTGCCTGAGCCGGTGACGCCCCCGGTCGAGCTGTACGTCAACGGCGAGCTGGTGAGTAAGTGGGATGAGTGAGTTAACCGCGCTGCAGGAACGTCTTGCCGGTCTGATTGCCAGCCTGTCACCGGCGGCACGTCGGCAAATGGCGGCTGAGATTGCGAAAAAGCTGCGTACCAGTCAGCAACAGCGCATCAAGCGCCAGCAGGCACCCGACGGCACCCCGTATGCCGCACGTAAGCGCCAGCCGGTGCGGAGAAAGAAAGGCCGCATTAAGCGCGAAATGTTCGCCAAGCTGCGCACTAACCGCTTTATGAAAGCCAAAGGCAGCGACAGTGCGGCAGTGGTGGAGTTTACCGGCAAGGTGCAGCGAATGGCGCGGGTGCATCAGTACGGGCTCAAAGACCGGCCAAACCGCAACAGCAGGGATGTGCAGTATGAGGCGCGTCCGTTGCTCGGTTTCACCCGCGACGATGAGCAGATGATTGAAGACGTCATTATCAGACACCTCGGCAAATAAATATTGTGTGAACCACCACCGAAGCCGCGCAAATTGGCGCGACTCCAGACCAGAGGCATCCTTGCAATATGAATACGTTATCCACGATACAGGAGCTCGCGCGTGCGATTCGCAACCTCATCCGCTCAGGTGTGGTGACTGAGGTTGATACCGTGCAGGGGCTGTGCCGCGTACAAAGCGGAGGGATCCAGACTACATGGCTGAACTGGCTGACCACCCGCGCCGGTCGTTCGCGGACGTGGTGGGCTCCCTCGGTCGGTGAGCAGGTTCTGCTGCTGGCAATCGGTGGCGAGCTTGATACCGCTTTCGTGCTGCCGGGTATTTTCTCCGACGATAACCCCGCCCCGTCTGCCTCGGCGGATGCGTGGCATGTAGCTTTCCCTGATGGTGCGGTCATTGAGTACGAGCCCGAAACCGGCGCGCTGACGGTCAGCGGCATAAAAACGGCCGACGTGACGGCATCGGAGTCCATCACCGCAACCGTGCCGCTGGTACTGGTGAAAGCCTCGACCAGTATCACCCTCGACACCCCGGAGGTGATTTGCACCAATAAGCTAACGACGGCGACGATTGAGGTGCAGAAAGGAGGCAAGATGAGCGGCAATATCGAACATACCGGCGGGTCACTGTCGTCTAATGGCAAGGTACTCCACACCCATAAACACCCAGGGGACAGCGGCGGGCAAACGGGGGCACCGTTATGACGGCGCGCTATCAGGGTATGAACCGAAATACCGGCCTCGGCATCAGCGACACTGAGCACATCAGCCAGAGCATGCGCGACATACTGCTGACGCCGGTCGGCTCGCGGGTGATGCGCCGTGAATATGGCTCGCTTCTGTCGGCGCTGATTGATATGCCGCAAAACCCGGCGCTCAGGCTGCAAATTATGGTGGTGTGCTATTCGGCTATTCAGAAGTGGGAGCCGCGCATCAGGCTTACCGCCATCAACTTTGAGACCGGCGACGCTGGCGAAATGTATGTCGATATTACCGGGATGCGTACCGATACCGGTGCGTCAGTTTCAACCACTGTTTCACTGAGTTAAATCACTATGGCAACCGTTGACCTGAGTCAGTTACCCGTTCCCGATGTGGTTGAGGAACTGGACTATGAAACTATCCTTGCGGAACGCATTGCGACGCTGATTTCGCTCTATCCCGAAGACCAGCAGGAGGCCATTGCCCGGACGCTCACACTTGAGTCAGAGCCGATTGTTAAGCTGCTGCAGGAAAACGCCTACCGTGAAGTTATCTGGCGTCAGCGGGTGAACGAAGCCGCGCAGGCGGTGACGCTGGCCTACTCCGCCGGTAACGACCTCGACGTCGTGGCCGGGAACAACAATACCGAACGCCTGACCATCACCCCGGCGGATGACACCACCATCCCGCCGACACCTGCCGTTATGGAATCTGATACTGACCTGCGACTGCGCACGCAACAGGCGTTTGAGGGATTGAGCGTGGCGGGTCCGGTCGGCGCATATGAGTATCACGGTCGCAGCGCCGACGGGCGGGTCGCTGACGTCTCGGTCGCAAGTCCGTCGCCAGCCTGCGTGACGATTACCGTGCTATCGCGCGAGGGTGACGGCACTGCCAGCCCTGAACTACTGGCGATTGTTGATAAAGCGCTGAACGCCGAAGATGTGCGCCCGGTGGCCGACCGGGTTACCGTCCAGTCAGCCGAGATTGTGCCGTACCAGATTGACGCGACGCTCTACGTTTACCCCGGTCCCGAATCTGAACCCATCAGGCAGGCATCAGAGCAGAAGCTGCAGAGCTACATCAGCGCGCAGCACCGCCTCGGGCGTGATATCCGTCTGTCGGCCATTTACGCGGCGCTGCATGTTGAGGGGGTGCAGCGTGTCGAGCTGGCATCACCGCAGGCCGATATTGTGCTGAGTAAGTCGCAGGCGTCGAACTGCACCGAGTACCAGATAACTATCGGGGGCTCGGATGAGTGACCGGCTGTTACCCGTTGGCTCGTCGCCGCTGGAGGTCGCCGCCGCTGCTGCGCTCGCAGAGATTCAGCGCGTGCCGGTACCGCTGCGCACCCTGTGGAACTGGCGTACCTGCCCGGTGAAGCTGTTGCCGTATCTGGCATGGGCGCTGTCGGTCGACAGGTGGGATGAAAAGTGGCCGGAGTCTACAAAGCGCAGTGTCTGCGCGTCCTCTTTTTTTGTCCATCAACACAAAGGCACCATCAGCGCATTGCGTCGGGTGGTTGAGCCGCTCGGTTTTCTGATTGAGGTGCGCGAGTGGTGGCAGCTCGACGAGGAGCCCGGCACATTCCGCCTTGTTGTCGGCGTGCTCGACAGCGGTATCACTGACGAAATGTATCAGGAACTTGAGCGCCTGATTGAAGACGCAAAACCGGCAAGCCGCCACCTGACCGGGCTGGCTATCAGCCTGAGTGCAACCGGTGAGCTGTATGTCGGCGCAGGATGTTACGACGGCGACGCGCTGACCGTTTACCCCTACACCCCCGAGGAGATTGTCGTCGGCGGTGAATATTACCCGGCCTCGGCCATCCATTTGATTGATAACCTGAGAGTGAACGCATGACCGCAAAATATTTTGCCATTCTGACCAATCAGGGCGCGGCGCGACTGGCGAACGCGGCGGCACTCGGCACCAAGCTCAACCTGACGCAGATGGCCGTCGGTGATGCTAATGGTGTGCTGCCGACCCCTGACCCGGCGCAGACGAAGCTCATTAACCAGAAACGCATTGCGCCGCTGAACCTGCTGGCCGTTGACCCGGCCAATACCAGCCAGATTATCGCGGAACAGATTATTCCCGAGAATGAGGGCGGTTTCTGGATCCGCGAGATTGGTCTCTATGATGATGCCGGTGTACTTATTGCCGTGGCGAACTGCCCGGAGACCTACAAGCCGGAACTGCAGGAGGGAAGCGGACGCACTCAGACCATTCGCATGATTCTGATTGTATCGAGCACGTCGGCTATTACCCTGAAAATCGACCCGTCGGTCGTACTTGCTACGCGCCAGTATGTTGACGATAAGGTTATCGAGGTGAAGAGTTACGCTGACGGGCTCATACGCGACCACGAACAGTCGCGCAACCATCCAGATGCAACCACTACCGCTAAAGGTTTTACGCAGCTTAACAGCAGCGTGACGGATGACCGCGAGACACAATCGGCAACCCCGAAAGCCGTAAAAATTGCGATGGATAACGCGAATGCACGGCTGGCTAAAGAACGCAATCTCTCCGATTTAACTAATCCAGCACTGGCGCGCCAGAATCTGCAACTTGGTGACAGCTCGACGAAAAACACCGGTACAACTGCCAATACTGTTGCGGCGGGTGATGATGCACGTATCACCGGCGCGATGCAGAAAAGCCAAAACGGCGGGGATATTCCTGACGTGGCGAAGTTTCTCAAAAACCTTGGTCTGAAATCCGCTGCCCAGCGTGATGTTGGAACAGGAACCAACCAAATCCCAGACATGGCCTCGTTTGCTGCTGGTTCTGGTTGGATGAAATTCCCATCCGGTATAATTATTCAATATGGATATCAGACATCCAGTAGCAGCGGTTCAGTTATTGTTAACTTTCCTATCCCTTTCCCGACACAATGTTTCGGAGTAACAGGAGCTGGAACAGATGCCAGTGCAGCAAATATTGCAGGTTGTCAGGTAATTGATAAATCTGGGTTTTATCTTTCAGCATGGCTCGTGGCTGCCGGCTCTGTATTTAACAGAACGATGACAAATATTTCGTGGATAGCAGTGGGGATTTAATAGTGAAATATGTATATAGCGCCACCAGTAATGCTTTTTATCCTGTGGCTCTGAAAAGCTCTTATGAGGCTACAGGTGACTGGCCTGAGGATGGGGTTGAGGTTGACGAGACTGTATTTGCAACATACGGCGGAACACCCTCGGCAGGAAAGATGAGAGGGAGCGACGAAAACGGTTATCCTGCCTGGGTTTCAACGCCACCACTCACTCGTGAGCAGCAGATCGCAGTTGCTGAAAATGAAAAGGTGTCACGCATCGTTGAAGCAAACAGCTTCATGAACAGTAAACAATGGCCAGGGAAAGTAGCTATTGGTCGGCTGAAAGGAGATGAATTAGCGCAATACAATTTGTGGCTTGATTATCTTGATGAGCTTGAGGCAGTTGATACATCCACTGCACCAGATATCAAGTGGCCATCTAAACCAGAATAGGAACCTTTGAAAGAATGGCGGGCTGATGCCCGTCTTTTCTTAATTTGTTTATGTGCCATCTGCTAACCAACGCCGACAAATAGCCAGCCGTTACTGCAAAACAGAAAATACACTCGCCCACTAACCACGGAGTTAACCGGATGAGTGATTTTCACCACGGCGTGCAGGTGCTTGAAATTAACGACGGCACCCGCATCATTTCCACTGTCGCAACCGCAATCGTCGGCATGGTCTGCACGGCCAGCGATGCAGATGCCGCGACATTCCCCCTCAACGAGCCGGTACTGATTACCAATGTGCAGAGCGCCATTGCGAAAGCCGGTAAAAAAGGCACGTTGTCTGCCTCCCTGCAGGCTATCGCCGACCAGTCAAAACCCGTCACCGTTGTTGTGCGCGTTGCCGAAGGTGTCGACGATGACCCGGATGCAGCTCAGGCGCAGACCATTTCTAACATCATCGGCGGCACGGATGAGAACGGTAAATACACCGGAATTAAGGCGCTATTGACAGCCGAAGCGGTCACCGGCGTTAAGCCGCGCATTCTCGGCGTGCCGGGTCTCGATACGCAGGAAGTCGCAACCGCACTCGCATCGGTTTGTATCAGTCTGCGAGCGTTTGGTTATGTCAGCGCATGGGGCTGCAAGACCATTTCCGAGGCGATGGCCTATCGCGAGAATTTCAGTCAGCGCGAGCTGATGGTCATCTGGCCTGACTTCCTCGCATGGGACACCACCACTAACGCCACCGCAACAGCCTACGCCACCGCTCGCGCGCTCGGCCTGCGCGCCTACATCGACCAGACTGTCGGCTGGCACAAAACCCTTTCTAACGTCGGCGTGCAGGGTGTCACCGGCATCAGTGCGTCAGTCTTTTGGGATTTGCAGGCATCCGGCACCGATGCTGACCTGCTCAACGAGGCCGGGGTCACGACGCTGGTGCGCAAGGATGGTTTCCGCTTCTGGGGTAACCGCACCTGCTCTGATGACCCGCTTTTCCTGTTTGAGAACTACACCCGCACCGCGCAGGTGCTGGCCGACACGATGGCCGAGGCGCACATGTGGGCGGTCGATAAGCCCATCACTGCATCGCTCATCCGTGACATTGTCGACGGCATTAATGCCAAATTCCGCGAGCTGAAATCTAACGGCTACATCGTGGACGGCGAATGCTGGTTCGACGAGGAATCGAACGATAAGGAAACCCTCAAGGCCGGGAAACTGTATATCGACTACGACTATACACCGGTTCCACCACTGGAAAGCCTGACCCTGCGCCAGCGTATCACCGATAAATATCTGGTGAATCTGGCCGAATCGGTCAACAGCTAAGGAGCCTGAAACAACATGGCACTACCCCGCAAACTCAAATACCTGAACATGTTCAATGACGGCCTCAGCTACATGGGCGTTGTTGAATCCGTGACGCTACCGAAGCTGACCCGCAAGCTCGAAAACTATCGCGGCGGCGGTATGAACGGCGCGGCGGCGATTGACCTTGGCCTCGACGATGATGCGCTCACCGTCGAGTGGTCTGTCGGTGGCCTGCCTGATGTGGCGCTGTGGGCGCAGTACGCCGCGCCGGGTGCTGACGCTGTGCCGCTGCGTTTTGCTGGATCCTACCAGCGCGACGACACCGGCGAAATCATCGCGGTCGAGGTGGTCATGCGTGGCCGTCATAAAGAAATCGACGGCGGCGAAAATAAGCAGGGTGAAAACACCTCGACCAAACTGTCGACCGTTTGCACCTATTACCGCCTGACGATTGATGGTAGCGACGTCATCGAAATCGACACCGTCAACATGGTCGAGAAGGTGAACGGCGTCGACCGTCTGGAACAGCACCGCCGCGCAATCGGGCTGTAATTCCCTGACCGGTCAGTATGGCTGGCCGGTTATTAATCCCCTTTCAGAGCAGAGAAAAAATCATGGCTAAAGCACCACGTAAAACCGCTGAATTTGTTGATACGGCTGACAATGAAATTGACACCGTAAATCCGAACGTCGTGACCCTCGACAAGCCGATTAAGCGTGCCGGTCAGACGATTGAAAAGGTCACCCTGATTGAACCGAACGCCGGCACCCTGCGCGGTGTCAGTCTGGCGGCGGTGGCGCAGTCTGAGGTCGATGCGCTGATTAAAGTCCTGCCCCGCATGACCTATCCCGCGCTCACCACGCAGGAACTGACCGCGATGAACCTGCCCGATATGCTGTCGCTGGCCGCCAAGGTGATTGGTTTTTTGTCACCGGCTTCGGCGGAATAGACTTCCCGCCCGACCTGTCGACCGATGACCTGATGGCGGATATTGCAGTGATATTCCACTGGCCGCCATCAGAGCTCTATTCTCTGAGCCTGACCGAGCTCATCACATGGCGCGAAAAGGCGCTACAGCGTAGCGGAAACCACAATGAGTAATAACCTGAGGCTTGAGGTATTGCTGAAAGCGGTCGACCAGGCGACCCGACCGCTTAAATCTATCCAGACCGCGAGTAAAACCCTGTCGGGCGAGATTCGCGACACGCAAAAAGGGCTGCGTGACCTGAATGGTCAGGCATCGAAAATCGACGGCTTTCGCAAGGCAAGCGCGCAACTGGCCGTGACCAGTCAGGCGCTTGACAAGGCGAAGCGCGAAGCCGGTGAGCTGGCTGTGCAGTTTAAAAACACCACCAGTCCGACCCGCGCGCAGGCGCAGGCACTCGAAGCGGCAAAGCGTGCCGCCTCTGAGCTGCAGACGAAATACAACAGCCTGAGAACGTCGGTACAGCGCCAGCGCTCCGAACTGATGCAGGCAGGTATTAACACCCGCACCCTGTCTGCCGATGAGCGTCGGCTCAAAACCTCCATCAGCGAAACGACGGCGCAGCTTAATCGACAGCGCGAGGCACTGGCGCGCGTCAGTGCGCAGCAGGCGAAATTAAGCCGCGTGAAAGAACGATATAAATCAGGTAAAGAGCTTGCCGGTAACATGGCCGCAGCCGGTGCTGCCGGGGTCGGTATCGCGACAGCGGGAACGATGGCCGGGGTTAAATTACTGATGCCCGGTTATGAGTTTGCGCAGAAAAATTCCGAGCTGCAGGCCGTGCTCGGGGTCGATAAGCAGTCGCCAGAAATGGAGGCGCTACGCAAACAGGCTCGCCAGCTCGGCGACAATACTGCCGCCTCTGCCGATGATGCCGCCAGTGCGCAAATCGTCATTGCGAAAAGCGGCGGTGACGCTGCTGCCATTCAGGCGGCGACGCCAGTCACGCTGAACATGGCGCTATCAAACCGGCGCTCAATGGAGGAAAACGCTGCGCTGCTGACCGGGATGAAATCAGCGTTTCAACTTTCAAACGACAAGATTGCTCACATTGGCGACGTTCTCTCGATGACGATGAACAAAACCGCCGCCGATTTTGACGGACTGAGCGACGCGCTGACCTATGCCGCGCCAGTGGCGAAAAATGCCGGGGTGAGCATCGAGCAAACCGCCGCAATGGTTGGTGCGCTGCACGACGCCAAAATTACCGGGTCAATGGCGGGTACGGGTAGCCGCGCCATTCTAAGCCGCCTGCAGGCTCCCACCGGAAAAGCGTTTGAGGCCATTAAGGAACTCGGCGTCAAAACGTCCGACAGCAAGGGGAACACACGCCCGATATTCTCCATCCTGAAAGAAATGCAGCGCAGCTTTGAGAAAAACAACCTCGGGACAAGCCAGCGCGGCGAGTACATGAAAACCATTTTCGGCGAGGAGGCCAGCTCGGCGGCGGCGGTGCTGATGGAAGCAGCCTCAAGCGGCAAACTTGACCGGCTCACTGCCGCGTTTAAAGCCTCGGACGGTAAAACCGAGGAACTGGTTAAGGTTATGCAGGATAACCTCGGCGGCGACTTTAAAGAGTTCCAGTCGGCTTATGAGGCAGTCGGTACCGACCTTTTTGACCAGCAAGAGGGCTCGCTGCGTAAACTCACCCAAACCGCCACACAATATGTGTTAAAGCTCGACGGCTGGATCCAGAAAAACAAAGGTCTGGCGACAACTATCGGCATTATTGCCGGAGGCGCACTTGCTCTGATTGGAATCATCGGCGGCATCGGTCTCGTTGCATGGCCGGTTGTCATGGGGATTAATGCCATTATCGCCGCTGCTGGCGTGCTGGGTACGGTCTTTACCGTCGCCGGTGGTGCCATTGTGACAGCGCTCGGTGCGATTACCTGGCCGATTGTGGCCGTCGGTGCGGCGATTGTGGCCGGGGCGCTACTCATCCGCAAATATTGGGAGCCCATCAGCGCATTTTTCTCGGGGGTGATTGAGGGCATCATGAGTGCCTTTACACCGGTCGGGGAAATGTTCGCTCCATTAGCACCAATCTTTGACGGACTCGGTGAGAAACTGCGCGGCGTCTGGCAGTGGTTCAAAGACCTGATTGCACCAGTCAAGGCCACGCAGGAAACGCTCGATAGCTGCAAAAATGTCGGCGTCATATTTGGTCAGGCACTGGCCTCTGCCTTGATGGCTCCGCTCAATGTTTTTAACAAGCTGCGCAGCGGTGTCGACTGGCTTCTCGAAAAACTCGGCATCATCAACAAAGAATCGGACAGCCTCGACCAGACTGCCGCCAAAACCAATGCCGCCACGCAGGGTAATTCCTACATCCCGGCAACCAGCACATATGGAGGCTATCAGGCTTATCAGCCAGTTACCGCACCGGCGGGGCGCTCTTACATTGACCAGAGCAAAAGCGAATACAACATCACTCTGCCGGGAGGTGTTGCGCCGGGGCATCAGCTTGACAGACAGCTACGCGACACGCTCGAACAGATTGAGCGCGAAAAGCGTGCGCGTCAGCGTGCCAGTATGAGCCATGACTGAGAGGAATAAACGATGATGCTTGCGCTTGGAATGTTTGTGTTTGAACGCCGCACCCTGCCTTATCAGTCGATGCAACACTCGAAAGATTATCGCTGGGCGTCTAATGACCGGGTCGGGAAACCTCCTGCATATCAGTTTCTCGGCGAGGGGGAGAACTCGATCCAGCTTGCCGGTACGCTTTACCCTGCTATTACCGGCGGTCGCATATCCCTGCTGGCTGTTGAATTGATGGCCGACGAGGGCAGAGCATGGCCGCTTATTGAGGGAACCGGCAATATCTTCGGGATGTACATCGTCGATAAGGTGTCGACCACGCATGCCGAGTTTTTCAGTGACGGCGCGGCCAGAAAGATTGATTTCACCCTTTCGCTGAAACGGGTCGACGAATCACTGACGGCAATGTTTGGCGACCTGAATAAGCAGGCCAGCGAGCTTCTCGGCTCTGCCGGTAATCTCACTGATAAGCTGCAGGGTGCGCTCGGAGGGCTGACAGCATGATTACGGGTATGACTATTGATGCCGGTACCAGCCTTGCACCGGCGTTTATGTTGACACTGAACAGCCAGGACATTACCAGCAATTTTAGTGACCGGCTGATTTCTCTTACCATGACCGACAACAGGGGTTTTGAGGCTGACCAGCTCGACATTGAGTTAGACGACACCGACGGCAAAGTCGAGTTACCCCTGCGCGGGGCTGTGCTGACGCTGTGGCTTGGGTGGCAGGGTTCCGCGCTTCTGAATAAGGGCGATTTCACGGTCGATGAGATTGAGCATCGGGGCGCGCCTGATACCCTGACCATCCGGGCGCGTAGTGCAGACTTTCGCGGAACGCTCAATTCACGGCGTGAAGAATCGTGGCACGACACAACCCTCGGTGAGCTGGTCAGCACCATTGCAAAGCGCAATAAACTGACGGCCAGTGTCGCGGATTCATTGAAAAAAATACCGGTGCCGCATATCGACCAGTCACAGGAGTCCGATGCCGTATTTCTGACCCGACTGGCTGACCGCAATGGGGCGGCGGTGTCAGTGAAAGCGGGAAAACTCCTGTTTCTGAAAGCCGGTAGTGCGATGACGACCAGCGGTAAACCCGTCCCACAAATGACGCTGACCCGCAGCGATGGCGACCGTCACCAGTTTGCCATTGCCGACCGTGGGGCTTATACCGGCGTAACGGCAAAATGGTTGCACACCAAAGACCCGAAGCCGCAAAAGCAGAAAGTAACACTGAAACGTAAGCCAAAAGAGAAGCACCTGCGTGCACTGGAGCACCCGAAAGCAAAGCCGGTTAGAAAAAAGACAAAGGCCAAAAAAGAGCCGGAGGCGCGCGAGGGTGAGTATATGGCCGGTGAGGCTGATAACGTGCTGGCGCTGACGACTGTCTACGCTTCTAAGGCGCAGGCGATGCGCGCCGCTCAGGCTAAGTGGGATAAGCTACAGCGCGGCGTTGCGGAGTTTTCAATTACGCTGGCGCTTGGCAGGGCTGATTTATTCCCTGAGACACCGGTGCGCGTGTCAGGCTTTAAGCGCGTCATAGACGAGCAATCTTGGTTAATCAGTAAGGTGACTCACAATCTGAATAATAGCGGCTTCACGACGGGCTTAGAGCTTGAGGTTAAACTCTCAGATGTGGAGTACAGCGCGGAATCGGATGATGAATAAAATATATTCACAAAAAGTGAATTGATGATTATCATTGCTTCACTAATTGAGAATAAGAGGTGGGTTATGTTTCATTGTCCGAAGTGCCATTATGCCGCACATGCGCGAACAAGCCGCTATCTAACCGAAAATACGAAAGAGCGCTACCACCAGTGCCAGAACATCAACTGTAGTTGCACGTTTATGACAATGGAAACGATAGAGCGCTTTATTGTTACTCCGGGAGCCATTGACCCGGCACCGCCGCACCCGACTGTCGGTGGTCAGCGTCCATTGTGGCTCTGATAAATTTCCGCTAAATGCCCGCTGCGTGCGGGTTTTTTTATGCCCTCAGCAAAGTGGCGGTAAAAAATCCACCGCCATTCTATCGCCACTCCAAAACGAGGTAACAAAAAGGCCACTCGCGTGAGTGGCCTAACTATATGTATGTACTGATAAAATTTGGTGGCCCCTGCTGGACTTGAACCAGCGACCAAGCGATTATGAGTCGCCTGCTCTAACCACTGAGCTAAGGGGCCGTGGCGGTGAATTATAAAGTAACTCCCCGCAGCAATCCAGCCATTCACACCTGCATGCTGTTTTTATAAACAACGCATTATCAATCCTTTATACTTCCATAACGATGTATCAGCGGGAGTAAAGATGATCAACGACATTCTGGCCCCTGGCCTGCGGGTGGTGTTCTGCGGAATCAACCCGGGCAAGTCCTCGGCGCACACCGGTTTTCACTTTGCCCATCCGGGCAATCGCTTCTGGAAGGTGATCTACCAGGCCGGGTTTACCGACAGGTTACTCAAGCCCGAAGAGGAGCAGCATCTGCTGGATACGCGCTGCGGAATTACCATGCTGGTCGAGCGGCCGACGGTACAGGCAAGCGAGGTCAACCTGCATGAGCTGCGCAGCGGCGGGCGGGAGCTGGTGAAGAAGATTGAAGACTACCAGCCGGCCGCACTGGCGATCCTCGGCAAGCAGGCCTACGAGCAGGCATTCAGCCAGCGTGGGGCTAAGTGGGGTAAGCAGAGCATCATGATTGGCGTTACGCAGGTGTGGGTGTTGCCGAACCCGAGCGGGCTCAACAGGGCGACGCTGGA